CTGCGTCGGGAGTGCCTTGCTGCGCTAGTTTTACAATTTCGTCCCCTAAGATGAGCAGTCTCTTGTGCTCCTGCCGCGCGTATTCGGGAAGGGACAAACCGCTTTTTGCAAGCTTCTCCGAAAGAGGCCCCCTCCCCTGTTCCGCCAACAACAGCTTGTTCAGGGTTCCAAGTACCAGTCGTTCGCTAGGAAGACCCGCCACGAGAGTCTGGGCGTTCTCCACCGGATTTTCTTTTTCGGAACCGTACAGAAAGTCCTCGTACATCGACAGCTTATCCTTGCCTATCAGTTCGGAAAACGCTGCCAGCTCTGCTTCGTCTTTCTTGCGTGCCTTCTTGTCGTCCTCAGTTAGTTCCCGCCCGGCCGCTTCGTGCTGTGCGTACGTTCTTACGCGACCGCGAAGCATGTAAAACTGCTTGAAGTCTGCCGGGCTTATGGCGGCGGTGCCGTCATAGTCCACAAGTTCGGAAAGGCGTTCGGCCTTCTTGAGTTCCACGTCGTTAAGATATGGAACTAAGTCCCTGCGCCCAACTCCGTTCTTTAGGAAGTACGCGCCGGCAAACAGCCGCGCAGCGCGATCAGTGCTGCCGAGTCCCGCGGCCACCTCTTCCGCGTTCTTCTCGACTCCGCCAAGCGTCACCTTAATTTTTTTCAGGCCCTCATACCGTTGATCCAAAGACTTTCGCGTGCCTTTAGTAATAACGTCCAAAAAGCTAGTGTTGTTGTTCAAAGTGACGTAGTTAAATAGAAACTTAGCGTCGTTGACTCCGGGCTGCAAACCGGACAAGAGGGCCCGCGCGGTCGGGGACCGCTCGAACTCGGTGCGCCGTTTAACCTCTTGCGCCGCCTGAAACTTGTCCTGCACCTCCCGGTGGCGCTGCTCGTAGTCCATCTGCGCAGTTTTGAGCTTGAGCAAGGCCGACGCCCGATCTATGTCTTCGTTCTTGCGACGAGCTGCCGCGTCGAGCATACTTTTTCGAAGTTCCATATCTGACTTAAACACTTGGGCCTGCAGTTCGGCGTTGCGCATGCGTTCTTCGCTTCTGCGCGCAGACGCGGATTCCTGTAAACTGGCCATGTAGGCGAGCCCGCCCATGATAGAAGAACCGATATCGCTTACGTCCGGGTAGGCGGCTCTTGTGGGGGAATAAGATTGGTAGCCCATATTATGTCTCCTTACGAAATTAACTTGTCATTCAAGGCTGCGATCATCGAGTCGAACGAGGCCATGATATTGGCCGGATCTATTTCCTGGGACGCCGCCGTGACACTGATTTCTTGCTGCGCTATCTTAAGATCCGCCAGCATCCTCAAAATATTTACGTTGGCCTGTATGTTTGTAGCGATCCTCTGGCGCTCTTGCTCTATCGCGCTAAGGTTGAGTTCTCTCGCTTTATACGACAACTCTGTAAGTGCCATGTTCCGCGATAGGTCATACTCGCGTATCTTTTCATATATTTCTGACAGGCCACTTCTGGCTTCCACAACCGCTGTCTGTACCGCGAGGCCCTGTTTTTTTATCTCATACGAAGTTTTGCCCAGGTCCCGGGCAGACAACGCCCGCCCCGCGCTTCCGAACACCCCGCCCGCCACAGAGGTTTCGCTCGCGGCGCGCCGAACGGACGCGGAAACATCCGCCGGTATTTCTCCACGCAGCATTGACGCGTTGGCCTCTGACAATTGTTCGATAGACTTGGACAATGCGCTAACGCTGTCTCCCAGCGGGCCTGTCGGAATTCCGGCCTGGTCAAATGGGATAGCCTCGTTTCCCGGGGTTCGCGACGCGACAGGGTCGCTCAAAACGTACCGCTCCGTCGTCTCCCACTGCGAAGCTCCGCCAAAGCCGGGCATTACGTTTTGTTCAGAGGCCGGGTCGGGCACTACCGGTCGGGTTGCCTGATTGTTATTTACATTGTTCGCGACCATACACCACGCTCCTTATTTACTGGCAAAAGCTCCACCTATCGAGACTGGAGCAGCTCCGCCCACCGGTTTGACGTCCTTCTTTCTCGCCTCTACAGCCAGCTCCTCCCTCGCAAGGGCGTTCTCGCGGTTTGCTTCGTTCTCCCTCGATTCCCACTCCCGCTGTCTTCGATTTTCGTCTTCGGTCCATTCACGAGCGGACTCGTCGGATTCTTTTGCGATATAATAACCCGCAAGTGTAACCAGTGCAGTCAGGGCGGGACCGGCAACTCCGCCCACAAGTTTCCAGTCAATCCCCAGATCCTTGCCGCCCTTCGTTTTTCTGCGACCGCCGACTGTGATCTCTTCGGAAACTATCCCCGACATGGTGGATCCGGCCAGGGCTATATCTGTCTGCGCCGACATGAGCATGGAGAGGCCGTCTTCTATTTTTCCGGCCGCAATTAGTCTCCGCCCCAGCTCTACTTTCTGCATAGCGCCGGAAACCAGCATGTTTGTGCCGAGGGTGTCGCTTGCGCTTCCGTGCACCAACTTTCCAGTTAGGTCGTTGTACGTTGCCAGGCCGGTGCTTATCTGGTCCTCGAGCGTTCCGACCATCTCGGTCAGCAACGGATCGGCGGCGGGGACTGCTGGCGCCGCGGGCGCGGAGAGTGCGGGCGCACCGGATACAATATCGTTAAAGCTCTCTATGAGTGGCGTGAGGTCGTTTGGCTGTATCGGACCGCCACCGGACTCCGCCTTTATGCGAAGCTCCGATAAAGACGTCTCGATTCCCCGCACACCAGTTTCCATCGACGTATAATCGTCTCCGACGCGGGACTCAGCCGGTAGGGAAGACGAAAAGGTTTCCCACTTGTCCAAACCCGCCTGAAGTGTTTCTGCGGAGACTCCGGCAGAAAGGTCTATCTTCAAATCGACAGGAGTGACCGGAGCGGCGGATGCACCCAGAGCCGTACCGGCCGGAGTTGCCTCCGCCCCCACCGGAAGTTTCACCCTTTCTACCAGCGAAAAATTAGTGCCGTAGCGTCCGGTAGCGCTGTCCGTCGAGCCGGGCTTAGATTTCGATTTTGTCCTCGCGCTCCTCGGTGCGGCGTCCCCCGGCGCGGCGCTCCCAGGTTCAGCTAGTCCGAGGGGGTGAAAATCTCCGCTGCTATCGGAATAAACAAACCCCGGGTCGTTATACCAATGAGTGCTCGCCGCGTTGTCGTAGCCAAAGAAGATATTCCCTCCAGAGTGGCCCTCAGCGAAAGGGGCTCCGGGCGACATTACGTTGCCTACAACGTCACCAAAACCTCCGAAAACACCGGCGTCTGGCAAAAAATTACTCAGGGTGACCGCGGTATTGCGGAACGCGCTACCTATGCTCGCGCTCAGGTCAATGCCAAAGTCTATAGTGGCGTCAAGTACCCCGCCCCAACTAAATCCGTTGTTGTTCATTAATCGTCTCCTAAATCTCTATTTCATATTACCACACCAAAAAGCCACAGTAAATGGGCTTACACCACGTAGTCACTTGTTCTCGCCAAATAGTCTAGGTCGTCGTCTAGATATGGTCGCTCCCCAAAATCTGCTGACGGGTATAGAGGAGCAAGCACCCTATCTGAAGTCGGACGACCCGACAAATCCTGATATGGCGAAAAATAGTCGTTCGAAGTGTCGTATTTAGGGGCAGAAAATTCTGGGTATCTGCTCTCCAGCGCCCCCTGCAAATAGTGACCGAGCGCGTCCGACATAAAGTCTCTACCCGAGTAGTCGTCGTCGAGCCACAACCTCGCGGCATCAACCATGTAGCTTCCGCCGGGAACCATTCCGCCGGCCTGTCCGGACAGCCAAGACCACCCGAACTCCGCGCCCGCCTGTCCCCAAGTTCCTCCGTCGGTCTTCACCCGCACTGCGGAAGCTGTAGCGCCAAGTAGGGGATTTACCGCGGTCAGTGCGGCAGTTCCCATGGTCCACGCGGCGTTCTCGGCCACGTCTCCCCAATCGACTTCGTAGCCGCCTAAGTCCATCGCGATGGCCGTGGAGACCTGTCGCCCAACGGAGGCGCCTCCGGCGAACAACGCCGCACCGGGCGGCCCCCCTACGGCATAACCAGCTATTGTGGCCATCGTAGTTATGGCTGCCGAGGTTATCATATTTAAGTCTCTGTCGAGGTCTTCCCACCCGAGGGCGTCAGTGTAAAAATCTCCTGCCGCCGCGTGTCCCTGTTGTCCCCCCAACAGTTCCGCGCCCTGTCCAGTAAAATATAGGGAGGCACCGAAAGTAGAAGGCGCCAGCAAGACCGGGGCCACGTAGTCCACCCCCGCCCAAACCCAGTCTGGCAGATCGTCTGCCTTAAACCCCAAGTCCTCCCAGATCCCGCCGCTAGGATTTCCAGTGGCCACGAGGGCGATATATCCATCTCCTGAGTCTACCTGCTCCCAGTTTTCACCGGCTACCTCCGTACCTTCCGGGAGTATGACTATCTGTCCGGGGTCATCTCCGTCCCCGGTGAACACTCCACCGGTGCGGTCCAATGCCGCCTGACTATACACCGCCGCGTGCTGGTATCCACCGCCCTCGAGCGGCGTATCCAGGTAAGTTATCTCGCCGTTTAGCGAGGACTCAAACGCCTCGATAGTCCCGTGGTCTACCCAGTTGTCTAACTCCCACTGCGTCATGTTCACGCCGTAGGTATCGCGATATAGGTCATTGTACTGGCGCTGTTCGTCGGACAAAGTCTCTGGGTCAACTGTTTCGATGCCGTAATTGTTCGGATCTACGCCGCGTTGCCTGGCCTCGGCTGACGTTACTAGCCCCCGCAAAATCTGTTGCTCGCTTGTTTGATTATCAACCCAGGCAAGATCGTCTTCTGTGACGTGTCGACCAAGAACATCCATGTACATGTGGTCGAGATTCTGGTATGTAATTGTAGGGCTGTCCTCATCCTCGGGGTTCCCATTCAGCGATATTTCGTGCTCGGGATCGTCGAATAAATCTCCGGTCTCGTAGGTGCCGGGGGGAGATAGCCCGGACGCGCCCGAGGCGGATCTGCCGCTTCCACCAGAAGAATCGCTATCGCCGCCAGAGGAGCTTCTGCCCTTGTACTCCGGGGACTCGCGTATGGCCCGGCGAATATCCTCGTCTGACATGCCCGCGTAGGCGGCACGCCCGGAAGGGTCTGCATTCCGACCCAGCTCCTCCTGATAAATTTTATCAATGTCGGTTGCCATTGGTTACCTCGAAATATACCTGCTCACACTCGCTCCCATCAGATCGACGTCGTGATCAATCAGCTGGACGTTGAACCCCTGTGAATCGTGGTTGGACTTCTGATTCGTCAGCAGCCGGATCGCGTTGGCTTCAAACTCCACGCCTTGATTTAGCTGCTGCTTGTTCTCGAACTCGATCGCCTGCACCATCATCTTGATGGCGGGAATGTTCTGAATTGGAAGAATGTCGTCCGACGCGCGCAGCTTGCGGCTGGCCATCTTTCCGTATATTAGGATGTTCGAAGCGCTGCAGTTTTGTCCGCGCAGTCGGTATCGCCTCCAAAACGGCCGCGTCTCGTACGGACCGGCTTTGCAGAGGAACCACATGCGGGCGGTCGTTGGCTCTACGGCGTACAAAGAGACGTGCCCGGCGGTTTCGGGTTTGCTCCACGCGGTGATCTGACGATAGATGCGTTCGGACATCGGGTAGTTCGTTATCTCTGCCGTGAGCGCCCCCTCTGACCCGCCGTCCCAAGGCGTAATGCGAACCTGCTCGGACGGGGTGAAGGCGGCCCCGGTCGCGCCTAAAGCGGCGTTGTACTTGTCCAGCCCCTGCAGAGTAATGCACTGGTTGACATCGGCCGGCGACGTGCTGAAGGCCATTATGTTCAGGCCGTCAACAGTAAACGTCCTGTCTGTCTCCCTGCAGCCGGCCGGCTCCTCGATAGATGGCAGATCGTACATCAGCGGATACAGACCCATCTCGTCGATGTCCTTGTACCCGGTACCGCACCACGACCGCTCTTCGCCCGGCCCGGAGGCCATAAAGCGAAAGTACGGACTGTTGACAGTGGACGGGTTATTGTCGATGTTGATCGCGCGTATGGCCTCGAGCTCATTCGGGAGCGGGAACGTCCAGTTGTCAACGCGCGCTCTAACGATCATCATACTGTGCGGCCAGTCGCCAACCTGCAGCAGCCGGTCGCAGGCCTCGTTCACGCGGTCAATCATCGTGTCCCGGTCACATGCGCCGCTGCCATTCTCGACGAAGCGGGCGGTTGCGTTTATAGCGTCTTGAAGGGTGTAGAGATTCATAAGGCTTCGCCTCTGGTTTTAAAATGATGTTTTAATGACGCGGATATCTTCTTTCTCGTAGCGCCGGATACCGCATAGCTCTTTCTAGCAGATATCCGCGCCGCGATATGTTCTGGTGACTGCTTTCTTCCTTTTCGCGTAGCCGACATTTTTGCGCGCGCCTCGGAAGTGTGCCTAATTCCTATGTGTGCCTCAGACATCCTCTTTAACGTGTCGCTGGAGAACTCGCGCCGCTCGCGTGTCTCTAAGCATAGGTTATACCCAAAGGCCGGAGCTATCGTGTTATACTCTAAAATCCAAAAATGTTCGCGCTCCGTTAGCGCGGACACCTCGGCTTCTTCCAGCACACGAAACTCGAAAACGTCGGCACCATATTTGTTATACGCGGCCTGGAGGTGACTATTATGATGAATACCACGAGCCAGCCGGTTAAAATGAAACCAGCGACGATGCAGCAAATCATTGCTCTGCCCTATATACCGCTTCCCGCTCGCGGCGTTATATATTTCGTATATTCCGCACTTCTTCATGCTATCTCGCAGACGTAATCGAAATCATGGAACTCTTCTTCAGGATACTGTATTAAATTAGCGTTATCAGTTTGACATTGCGCCCGCGGAGCCTCTTCGACAACGGGGGCCGCCACAGTAAATCTGTTTATCTGCAAACGTCCGGTCCACTTTATCATAAACTGAAACGCGTGGCCGGAATACAACGCCTCTTTTGTCACGGAGTTACAATTGGACATAGTAGCGGGATTAACCGCAAACTTTACTCGCGCGCGCACTTGGGCGGGGGAACCGGCCGGAACATTAAATTCCTGAGAACCGAGTAACGTCCAGGTCGGGTAATGTATGGGACGAAAGTAAACTTCCAAAGTTGTCGGCCTGGTAATACCGGCTATTAGCAACTCAACATACGAGAGATTCTTCGTCCTATGCAGCCAATACATTTCATTATACTGGCCGCTGTACATCTTTGTGACTATGAAAGATTCGATACTGGTGTCGTTCGGGTCGGAGTGCAGGGACTCGTCGGCTCGAAGCAGATAAACGTCTTCGTCCTGGGCTACAATTGCGTGGAGCGAGTCGCAGAGGGACAGCACCTGTTTGAAATCGAAACCGGTCCACATGCCCTCGTGAAGCGGCGGGATCTCCGTGGGGATCGCGGTATACGCCTGCGCGAAGTCGAGCGAGCACACCCCGCTACCATCGCATAGAACCCAATGCAGCCGGTTCTTAGCGGTCGCAGCGGATATGTACGGCCGATACTCGTTGGTCGTAAGCTGAACCCAGCGCTCTGTTTCGAAGCTCTTGGTCGTGTTGAACTGGGCGGCTCCGGCGTATCCGGCAGAACCCAGCTGAGTGCTGTCATAATAAATGGAGCGCAAATACTTGTTTGCGTCGACATACCAGATGTCGTCGTTAACGTTTACGATAGAGCTCGGGCTGTACGTGCCGGCGCCATAGAACGCGACCTGCGAGAAGGCGATATCCTTCCAGCTCTTCTCTGTGCCTATGGACGAACGCGGCGAGGATACCTCGAATGCACTAACGCCGCGGGAACCAAACACGTACAGGGAGCCGATGCCGGTGCCGGTTGAGGCCCCCCGCATCGCGCCCATTCCGTGAATAAATCCAAGTTCCGCCGGTAGCCCGTAGCATCCGCCTTCATCGAGACTGCGGTGCTCGGTCATGCGGAATACGGCGGCTGGCTGAAGCACGTCGAGTACGTCTGAGCTGATGAAGCAGGCCCGGCCGGACTCTGCTGAGTCAACGGGGACGTCGTCCGCATTCGTGTAATAGCTTTCGTCGTCACTCAACTCGAGTTCTGGCAAAGATTCCGGGGCCAACTTGGGGACAAAGTGATAACGGCCGTGGGCGTACGCCCCTATGGTGCCGATCGGTAGCGCGACCCACGGAGCCTGCTCTGCGTCGGTCGGAGGCGGGCCGTCCAACACGGCGTCGCGCGCTACGCGGCTGAATAATCCGCCGGACTCCTGTATAACTATCGGGCGCGACACTCCGTCCTGCACGACCATCCAGCGATACACCTGTGTGAAGTACACCTGAGTGGTAGTAATTGAGAGTGTGTGCCCGGTTATTTCAGTTATCGCGCCAGTCGTACCATTCCGCACGTACACCTTTCCCGAGATCGCAAAGGCCATGTGGTCTGCCTCGTCCAGCGCATAGACACCCGCCCCCTGAAACTTTCCTGACCCGAGAGTGCCGAGGTTCGTGAACCCTGGGCGGGTATGTATGTACCCTCCGCGGGTACTGCAATTCACCGCGTAGGCGTACTGGCCGTTGGAGTCAAGCAACAGCGGGTCGAGCCCAGAGTGCATGCCCTTGGTCATCGCACTGAAGCCGTCACTCGTTGTGTATGGTTCCTTGTAAGCCATTATGCCTCGTAAAGATAGTGGAACGTAGAAACTACTGCGGCTCCGGGTGCAACTAGAAATGCAACTACGCTTCCGGTAACCGTGAAGTCGGCCGCGTCTACTATAACTCCGTCATTTAAAATGTTTACGACGCCGCCCGCCGGGGCGTGCGCCAGGGTGTGATCCGTCTCTCCCGCAAGCCACGTGCGCTGTTCTACGTGCAGCTGTCTCGGAGCCGGCGTCCCGGTCAAGTCCGCGTACGCCCCGCTAATAGCCACCGGGGCGAGGCCCGAGGCCAGATTCGCCAGATCAGTTTCCAGGACATCCACGCGGCCATCCAGGCTTTGGATAGCCGTATTCGCCGAGTCCAGATCAGTTACCTCGGCGTAGTCCGTGTCCAGCTTCGACGCGGTTATGGCGCCGTCAGCGATTTGCTCTGCGGTTAAGGGCTGTTCAACGAACTCTCGCTTCAGCCTTGCCAACTGGGTCGAGGTAAACAGGCGCGGCATTTGGTCTCCTTACGCTGGTGTCCCCATATATTTCACGTACAATACATCATCGTCAGCAATTTCAAAGGTAACGAAAAGCAAATTGCCGGATACGACGAAGTCGGGGGTCTCCCCGTCAAGCTGTACGTCCTCGTTTATAGCTCCCGTCAATCCCTGACCAACCAACGGACGCTGGTCTACTGTGCCGGCAAGGCGCAGAGACACGGAGTGCGGGTGCACGGCGGCTTCGTCCAAAATGAAATAATACCGCGGCACTACTCCATCACCAAGCGCTGCAGGATAGTTCGGGTCACAAACGTTCGCCGCTATCTTGTTGCTGCCAAGAAGCCGCTCGACACGAAAGTTAAGATTATCTTCATTTATCATGAACTGGTTTATCACAATATTTACGGCCGCGGGCTCTGGTGAGCAGTTACTGAACGAGGAACAACATCTTGTCATAATCGCATCTCCTTAATAAAAACACAAATACATAATACCAGTTATCGACGCCCGTGTCTACTTCACGGCTTCTTTCTAATAACCGGAATGCACGCATCTCCACGCTCTCCAAGCAGCTTCGCCAAGTCTGCGGCGCTTATGAAACAATCGCCGCGGACACCCCAGTCCGCTCCCCACGAGTTGTGCAACCTGTACACGCGCAACTTGTAGCTATATCCATTACAGAGGATCGCGTGTCCGCCCTGAAGCGCCCCTGTCGGATGAACGAAACCTTTAGAATCTGGCTGGGACATTCCCGCGTACCAGTTTATTCCAAGGACTGCGGGTCCGAGGTGTCCTACGGCGAAAGCAAGTTCGTCTTCACTGAATGCCCAGCGGTACTCGTCGTACCACCCGCGTTCTTTACCGGCCTTCATGGCCGCGAGAACAGAAGATCCCTCGTATGCGGGACCCGGCCATTCGTCAATTTCTTTCGCGCGGTGGTAAATGCTGCGGGCTATGTCGTCGGAAACTGGACTTACTACGCACGGGCGGGCGGCCGCTTCGTGGGTCACCGCAAAGCCCGTGCAGGCGCCCTCGCGGCCCTGATCAAGATTAACGTCGCAGCGCCAGGTGTAAGAGCGCGGCTTGGTGGTGCCCCACAACAGGGCCATGGCGGGAAATCGGAGGCTTCTTTCGTCGAACTTCGCTATTCTGTCAAACGTTCTCTCCACTTTCTGCCTCCTTTTTGGCCTGTTTGCGCCGGGCGTGGGCCGCCCGCATTTTGTTACGAACTGCCTCTGTGTTGAGGGCTGCGGTCACCTTTTGGACGTGTTCCGATGGTTTTTTCTTCCCTCGAAGTGACAGGGATATCTTAGTCCGGTGCTCCTCGGACAGCGGTTTCCCGCGGTGAAGCTCCGCGGCCATCTCGACAGCCTTCCTCGGTGGGCCGCCACGGGCCTTGCTTTTCTCAGACATAATTTTTAGCGTTTCGGGGGAGTGCCGGGGCGCGTCTCCGCCTTCGGTAGTGTTATATCCAAATCGCCTATCAGTGGCACAAAAATATCGTATCCAGGATTTTTCGCGTGCTCCGAGCATATCTTCCGGGACTTCTTCCAACACCCTAAATTCAAAGGCAGCCTCGCCATATTTTGAGAAAGCAGACTGCAAGTGTCTCGAGGTGTGGGTGCCGCGACGAAGTTTTTTAATGTGGTCCGTGAATCTGTGATACATGTGCACGCTCTGGCCCACGTACACTTTTCCGGAATCGGTGCAGAATAGTCCGTACACCCCACTAACTCTCTCAGACGACAGCGGATAGTCCACGATTGCTCCTCTGCTACAGTCAAATTTCAAAAATAGAAAAACCGACGCCGGCTTTCCACGAGGAGACCTGGAACCGCGCAGTCGGCCGAACGTCAGTTTATTCTGTTAAATCAATTGCGGCATTGGTAGTTTCCTCCGCCTCAAAATCGGCGGGGGACACCAACCACGTGTCGCTGTCAGGTCTACACCGATAGTCGCTGCAAGAGCTGTCCGTTCTCTCACAGGATGAGTAGAACGGACAGCAAATATTGCAGCAACAGGCCATTTCGAATTCGCTTAGTACGCGTCTTCGACCACAGCATCAATCTCAGCCGCGATCGCGCTCTGAGTATCAACGCCAGCAACAACCGCGTCTTCAGCGCCGGGATACAGCGGATAGAGCGGATGAACGTTCGCAGTATCCTGAGTGTCCGTCGCGACAACCGCGGCAGTCTCATATGGCTGCGGCTGTCCGTCAGCCGTATTCGGAACGGTGATCCCGTTTCCAGACTGATCTGTATCAGTCGGGTCGTAGGTCGGAAGCATTCCGGAAGGCGTCGCGGTATAAACCACAGTCTGTCCGAGTCGATTTGTATAGCTACCCATGATAGTACTCCTCTTTTAAAGTTGTCCCGGGGCCCCGGATTGGCCGGGGCCCCAGGTGTTGATTATGCCAGCACGATCGTATGACCATCCACACCGTCGGTGAAGGCGGCGTTCGCGGTCTCAATCATGACGGTATACGTCGGGGCGTCCACTGTGGCCGCGATGTACCCGCTGATCGTCTCGGACGTAGTAACGTCCGTGATCGTCACAGCTGTTCCGACGCTGACCTCGATAGGATCAGGCATCGTGATCGTGAAGACGACGGCGGTGCCGAAGTCATCCGTGTCAACCGAGTCCATCGAGGACGCGGCGACGGCTTCGTCGATCTCGGTCGTTCCGTCAGTGTCCGTATCACAACGGGTCACGCGAGGAACCACACAACGACGGTACAGCAACACGATGGCGTTGGCGGCGTTGTCTTCGGGCTTCGGGTGATACTCGAAGCGGCAGAAGAAGTAGCCGATTTCGCCAAGGACGTTGGTGTCCATGTCGCGGTTGTTGATCCAGGCCCAGTTGCCGTTGAACGCCGGGGCGCCAGCGGAGAAGGACGTGCCGGAGCCGAGGCTCGTCAAGACGCGCGGAACGAGGATCGTGTACGTGTTCTTCAAGAAGAAGATGATCGTACCGAACTCTGCGTTCAGGTAGTCAGGATTGGTCTCGGGGCGGTTACCGATCGCGATAGCGGCGCCATAGCGGCGGGGCTTCACGCGCTTCAGAGTCGCGTTGGTCGCGCCGATGCTCTTAAGAGCCCAGCGAGGCTGCTGCGGATCGTGGGCGATCGCAATACCGCGATAGGTCTTGAAGCCCATATCGAAGCCGGTGATCAGCTGCTGAGCTTTCGCATAGCGGAAGTCTTCGCGCAGGTTGGCGTCGTTGTACACCATCTGCTCGAATTCGTTCTTGTCCATCATGGCCATGAAGACCGGCATGCCGGAGTCATTGCCAACCGCGCCGTCGGGAGCCATATCCGTAAGCCACTGTTTGCAGTAGTCCAGATAGTCCCAGTTCAGAGTGCTGATATTCGGGAGCAGCGCCTTATTGAACGTGATGACCTCATCGCCGTCGGCGTCGTCCACGAACGGATCGAAGCTGAAGCGGGTCGCCGAGTTGTCAATAAAGTCGCAGAAACCAGAAGTCATCACAACGCAGTGACCAGCAAGGCTGGCGAACCACATATAGATTTCACGCTGGAACGTCTCGCGGGTGTCGTCGACGATCGCGCCGCCGGCTTTCAGAATCATAGCCAGCTGCTCTTTCGCCTTGTCGGCCGTATAGAAGTCGCGGACGCAAAGGACCGGGGACTTCCACTCACGCCGGAAACCGGTGTAGCCCATGGACTCCACGTTCCAGTCATAAGTACGGGGGTTGTACGTACAGGCGTCGACGCCGTCGCTCTGTCCGGAGCCGCGCGCGCTGGGCTGAACCTTCGACCACGCCGACAGGCCGGCCTGTTCACCGAGGGTGCCGCGGAAGATGTTGGTCGTCTGGCTCTGACCCATGAACGGTTCGTACACGCCGTAGGGCACGAGGTCGCGCCAGGCGTTGGGGCGCTGCATTTGCCCGTTTTTCAAGAACTCGCCGACGTGTTCTGCCAGGCGTATAAGTTTCGCGTCCGTCTGCAACAGACGCCCGTTGATAGTAGTATCAACGTTCGGAATTGTAATCGGGTGTGGCATATGCCTCTCCTTATCGTTGGTTAAAAAATCTCACGCCCTCTCGAGCGTCGTTCTTACTACCGACGATGCGATCGGTCTTTTCAGCATCTGCCTTATCCCCGGGTGGGGCCGCTGGATCACTTCGGATTTATAGATCCACTCTTATATTTAGCATTTTCTGGAATACAAGTCAAGTCCTTGGCGGGGTTTTCCTTATCAATCGGAAAAATTATCGAACCGTCGTCTTCTATAAGCCCCAGCTCCACCAGTTCCGTACGAAGCAGCTCTGGGCTCTTTCGTGTCTGGTTATCATCAAACCACAGCGGACGAAGATTGGAGTGGTGCACAATTTTACGTTGAACTTCTTGATTGTTTAGATCAACTATCGCGAAAGGGACTATGTGGTCTATATTCCAGTGACCCGGCCCTCTCCCCCAGTTACTCCACGACATCCCGGGCAAAAACTGATCCTCTATGTATTCTCTAAATTCTTCTATCGAACAGCCGAGGTCTTTAACGCTGCTCGCCAAACGAGAAAATCCGGCCTTCACCGCCGCCCTAAGCCGCGCCCTTAAAACAGAGGACAGTCGAAAATGTGTGTCCGTTCTATACCTCTCGTCTGCCCGGGAAGTAACGCGGGCACGAAAGGCATCCAAATTCTTATTTTTATACCTGGTCTGACGCGCGCGTTTTCCATCCGGATTTGAAATAGTGTATCGGCGTTCTTTAGCATTGTGCTTCGAGTTGCACCCGGCACAACGTGTTTTTCCGGGCTCCGCCGGATTTCCACATCTTGAACACAGGTCAGCTTCCCGACGCGAGGATCGCATTCGTTTGTCTGCCGCCCGGTAACATACTTTACAACTAGACGCGCGTCCAGATTTCACAGCACGCGATCGTGAAAACTCAGTGACTGGTTTCTCCAGGCCACACTTGGTACACACCTTCGTAGCAGACCCGGCCCCGGGTGACACAGGTGGAGCGACTTCGCATTGCGCGTCGATAACCTCCGGGACCGGGTTGCTGTTCTCTTCAATAAACTGTTCGTCCATAAGTCACTCCTTCTGCTGGTGTCACCCAACATCTTTAATATACGCAAAAAGCCCCGGGCCGTCAAGACCCGGGGCTAATCTAGTTACAGTTTATTGTTCCCAGTTCTGGTCCACGAATTCATTCACGGAGGTCGGAGGAGCCGCCTCGCCCGGAGCGCGCGTGGTAGGCTGATTCGAACTGCCGCCCAGACTGGGGCGAGTTCTGTTCGCTATGGCGTCATACTTGGACTTCAAGTCTTCGTACTTAGTCTTCAGCTGCTCGTAGCCCTTTCGGTACGTGGGAGCGGCAATGCCCTCAAACACGAGCCGGGCCAGATCTTCGGGCTTGCCTGCGCGGATATACCCAATCGCGGCGTTCCTGCGCGCCTCTACGCCCTCGTTCCATTTCGGATCCTGGCCGCGCTGATACAGCCACGAACCATCCTTGGAGACGGCCTCGAACGCCTGTTCGGATACCCGGGTCAACTGCTCGGCCATGCTGGTGGACACCCGGCGAGTCTCCTCGACTTCGATGGCCGCGCGCGTCTCGCGCCAGTTCTTTATGGCGTCATCACGCCGGCGCGCCAAATCCTCGCGATCTTCCAGCAAGGTGGCTACGGCTCCAATGGTCACGGCAGTCTCTTCCGGCAGCACTTCTTCGAGCCTGGCCGGGTCATTCATCCCGGGCCTAAACACGGTACGAGCCAGCTCTACCGCCTGCTCCTGATTTTTTCCGCTGCGCATAAACTGGCGGACTACTTTTCCGAACAGGTCCCGGAACGGCTTGTCGTAAGTCTCCTGAAAGACTTTGGAGCGGGTGATATCCATCTGACCGATGTAGTCTTCTTGCTCTTTCAGCTTGTCTTCCATCTCCTTCAGCTTGTCTTCCGACGGCGCGGTCTCGAGCTTCTTACGCAGCTCTTCCAGCTCTTGCTCTTTCATCTGACGGTCGCGCTCGATGTCAATCGCCTTCTGGCGCTCGGTCTCCAGTTCTGAACGAAGCTGTTTCCAAGTCTTGATCGCCTCGTCGCCCTTACGAACCACGTGGTCTGGAACGGACTCGTCTGTTTTTATAGGAAGCACGGGCTCGTCTTCAGCCGGTTTCGGCGGGTCGATCGGCACGAAGTCGCTCAGCTCTCCCGGGTCGCCCGCCTTCATGCCGGGCTGCGGCTCGGGCTGCGGCTCGGGCTGCGGTTGGGGCTGCGGCTGCTCTTCGCCAAACATGTTGTCGATGAATTCACCGGCTGATTCTGCGGCTGCTGCGCCGGCGGTCGCGCCGGCAGTGTCTACTGTCTTACTCATTTGTCCTCTTCTCCCCGTTATTTACGCCTTCGGGGGCATGGCTGTTTCGGCTTCAGTTTTTTTCGTCGGGAGCGTGGCTCCATACGTGGTGGGCGGAAGCACATTATCGCCCTCCAAATCTGCGAAGTCCTCGAGGCGCTGACACGCCTCCATGAACTCCTCCGCTGTCTCTCTCCTGACAAGCATCGCAACCGCCTCTGAATGGACGGAGCGAGTTGTCGGGTCGCTCGGCTTCGGCGACACCAGGTCTGCCGCGAGACTTAGGAACTGGGCCGTCTCAGGTGCCAGGGCCCAGGCCCTGTATTTTTCTCGGACTCCGGGCGTCTTAAATAGACTCGCAAGTCCGATGTTCTTCGTGTTAATCATTTCCAGGTCTCCTTATTTTTACTTACCGGGCGGGGTCTGCGCCTTCGCCCGCTCAATTTCGAGCTTTGCTTGGACTTTCGCCTGATCCAAAGCTATATCAACGGCCTGACGTTCCGCCTTAAGACGCATGTCCTGCGCGTTCTGCTCAGCTTTAATGCGCAGCTGTTCTTGCGTCTTCTGTGCCCGCATCGCATTCAGTGACTGCACCTTCATCGCATCAACCTGCGCAGCCATCTCTGCCTTCGCCAGCTCCACTTGAGCTTCGGCACTCAGCGCCCGCTGCTCTGCGCCCTGCAGCTGCTCGGCACGCTGCTGTTCGAGCTTCGCCTGCTCTTCCTGCATCTTCTGGATCTGCTTGGCGAATACGTCGTACAACGCGGAAGCCTGACGAAGAACCTGCACGCCCTCCTGTACGAAGGCCTTGCGAGTCGGATCCGTCTGCAGGTACTGGAGATGCGCCTCCATATTCGGGAGAGCCGCGCCGATATACATCATAGCGCGCTGCGGGTCCACGGCTTCTAAACCTTGCTCCTGCACCGCCTGCATGATCTGAAGAATCTGCTGAGCATGGCTCTTAAAGTGAATCGTATGAATCTGGTCACTGCCGGCCGGGATCTGTATTCCCGCACCGAAGCTCGCATTTTCAAGCGCGGCTATGCTGTGTTCGTTGCTGTTCATCTCGTCTCTGTTCATTAAAGGAATGAAGCGATCGAGTTCTTCGTAGGACGTCTGTGCGGCCGCGTACTCGCGCAGAACTTCTTTACGTCCGCGCTCATCCAGTTCTCCACGCACTTGCATTAAATTATTGAGCGCGAGCTGGCGAGCCTGGGGGCTGCCGCCGCCGATCGGTTTCACTGCCATAACGCGCCACTTGTCGTAGTCCAACAGGAGCTCCAGCGGGACGCCGCGCTCGACGCAACGACGAATGAAGACTATCGCGTAGTCTTTCCCTGGATAATCCATCTCAGATAAGATATAGTCCGGGCTCGTGAGGCGCCGGAATATCTCACGGTACAAAACCTGAAGGTGCTTGGAATAAAAGACGGTCTGCTGGCTCTCGCCTCTAGCCGCCCGCGCGGCTTTGTCCTGAACCTCAGCCGCGGATACCGGCTGCTGGTTGACGGCCGGGTATTCTGCGTAGTCCTTAGTCTCGCGAGTATTGTTCTGCACCAAGTCGGAACTCACGCGACGAAGTGTTAGGATGTCTCCGATTTTGGGCTGAAAATTTTGTTGCTGAATGTTTAGCCCGGGGTCAATAACGGTGAGTAAACCCGCGCGGACGACCTGCAGTTTGTCCTTCGCCATCGCGGACTGCGGCTGAACGAGCAACGAAGCAGAAGTCATGCCGGCGTCGAACGCGCGGCCAAGGAATCGGTTAGACATATCGCAATGCTGCTCAAGGTACGACGCGATGCCGCGACAGGACTTCAGATAACCGTCGCCATAGTTATACGGAAGAAGCCAAAGGACCTGCTCCATGCTGTCGTAGCGCTCGGGATCGGAGAAGATGAAGCTGTCACTATCTTTGTCCTCAAGCCGCGCGAAAATCTTATGCGCAATTTTCTTTGACTTTACCTGCTTGTAAACAAGGTGCACGCCCTCGATCTGATCGAACTCGTGATTCTGGTAAAAGAAATCGTTGTTGCGGTATAGCTGTTCGAGAGACTCCCACTCCGTACCTTGAAGAGTTCCGCGCCCGTCGTCCTGTTTCTCGCCGCCGTAATAAATGTTAATCAGAAGTTTTCGTATAGCCGGAACGTTCCATCCCGATTCCTTCGCGAGGTCTTCGTCCTCAATGTACCGGAACATATCGCCGACGAAGAACTTGTCGTGCAAACAAAACAAAGGAAGTTTCTCCGTGTCCAATCCCGCGGTCGGATCTGGCATGAACATAGACATGTGGTACGGCTTGGGACGCCAGTCCCATTCGTCCGGGAACAGCGCTACTCCGTAGCCGTACGCATCCGCCTCGCGGCCGACGAGATCGAGAAGCGGATAGAAGCCCGTCCAATCTTCCTTAAGCAGGCGGGTAAATTCTTCCTCGATAATGCCGGTGTACGGCTGCTCGACCTTCTGCTGATCTATTTTGAAATTCTGGTGGACTCGAATCAGACTGTTCACCTCATAATAAGAGCTGAACCGGCGGGCCGCGCGGTCGTCAAGAACGGCGCGGAGTTCGAGGAAGTTCACGTTCGTGCAATATCCAAGACCTTTCTCTGCCAGCATATCCGGGTCCCACGGGGGCTTACCGTCTATCTGGCCTTTGATTCTGTCCCGGCGGTAAGCGTCTGACTCGTTTACATCGTGGAGCTTCTTGTAAATAGCGCGTGCGGCGGCGATCGTAGCGACGCGATCTTCGACCGGGCGACCCGACTCGGTTACGGACAACAGCTCTTCTTCTTTACGAATATCTTCAGCCATTGGCCAGCTCCTCTTTCACCCAACAATTATCTGGAAACTCGAAGCCCGCTACCGGCTTCACGTATTCTGCTCCGAGTTGCAGCACCACGGGAAGCAGTCCCGCGCACGCGCGACATACGCGAACATTACGGTCGAACTGAGTTCTGCGATTCTTGCGAAAATGATCGAAAGCCCCCAAAAGTCCGTTACATGTAACGCACATCCCAAGTGAGTGCTCTGGACAGGTCAAGCAAGCCTTTGCCCGCTGCTCCACCACCTGCATCAGTTGAGGGCCTGCCTTTCGCGCGGCCTCAGCCGCCTTCACCATTTTCTCTGTGCTGTTCTTCACGTCGGTCCAAGTGGGATTAGAGATCGTCGGCTTACCGGTACAAAATCCTGCCGGCAAACTAGCGCACATATAATCCTGTATCAACAGTTCTACGTTGTCGGGTATATCCAGCCCTGCCTTTTTATACGCCCGCTTGACTCGGATCACGCAGTCGTCAAGTCCGTAAACGCTCTCAATGAACTTGCCATTCGGTACCTGATAGAACCAGCGCCGCCCCGGGGGCACGGAGAATGGGTTTCTGAACTTTTGCAGGTCCATGATTATTTCTTGCCTTTGTTGCTCCCGTGGTTTCCGTTATCGTGCTCGTCCTTGATCTTGCCCTTCACTGCACTTACTACGCCGGTGGCGGTGAGCGCGGGATCGGGGGCGGCGAAGGCCAGGGTGGCGGTCGCCAGCAGGGCGACGGCGAGGATCGGGATCAGTTTCTTCACGGGTTCGTTTCCTTTTCGGGTTTTTCTTGTTCCAAAACGTGCTTCTTGGCCAAACGGCGCCAGTCCGGATCGTATCCGCGCAGCTCGAGGTCCAGGGATTGAAGCTTCAACTGCATGTCGAGGAACTCGAGCGCGTCGTCGGCCGTCTTCTTGTTGCCCTGGCCCGTGCCTGGCTTGCCCTGCCGGGCCTTGGCGATCTTGGCGCGGGCCTGGCCGAGGTCCTTGGCCTCTTCGAGACTTGGGGGCTCTTCGCCGGCGGCGACGTAGATCTCCTCGACCAAGGCGAAGTATTCGTTCTCGAGGACGCGCTGGGCTGTCGGCTTCGCGGACTGGAAGGCCTCTTCCAAAATAATCGAGGACTCCTCCTCCGACGGGAGATCGGACTCCGCAGGCTCCGCGACCCCCGGAACCAACCAGCGCCCGATGCGGACGCCGTCGCCTTCGTCCACGAGCACGACCGAGCCGTCGGAAAACAGCGCCTTGGCCCCCTGGCGGCCCTGCCTCTCGAGGTAGGCCTCGATTCTGGACGCGGAGATGGCCGCAAAACAGGGCGCGGCGAACAAAAAGCACGTGATGAAACACCCGATCTTCATAAGTCTACTCCTATCAGTTAGTCGTCCGCACTCAAAAGGGCCCCCTGGAAAACGCGGTCGGCGTTCGTCACGCTGCCGGATTTCCCGTCCACAACCGTATACACCTGGTAGTAGTCGCCTGTCGCCGCGCGAACGAAGGTCGAAAAGGACAAGACGTCCGCAGTCACGATTTTGTCGCCCTCCCTGTCCATCATGATCATGTCGCCGTTTTTGCAAAGGTAGAGCATGACTCGATGGTCCACCGGGACGGACCCCAACGAGACCCTTATGCGCGCGGTGAGCGCGTACAACCCGGCGACCGGCGGCCTGAACGCCGAGTTCGTGCCGACAAACATTCCGCGCGGGTCGTGGTCGGCGGTGAACACGGCCAGCGTATGGACGTTGGACTCGAACGCGACCGGGGTGATGGAGGAGGCCATGAAATAGTTTGTCCCCACCCCGGGCGCGTCGATCGTCCAGGAGAGGGAGTTCGTGTCGTAGGACGCCCCGAAGATGTTGGTTCCCGGCATGCCCTCCAGGACCCTCCACACCAGCGTCGTCGGATTGTAGACGGCTCCGAGGATGTTCGTGCCGGGCAGCAGCCCCGCCGTTTGCGAATCGACCGTCCACTGGCCGTTGGAAAACGTGGCGCCCACGATGTTGGTGCCCCGCAACAGTCCGTTCGTCCCGACGTACGCGTCGAGCCAGTCGAACGTCGCCTGCGCCGTCTCCGCCGTCGGGGCCAGGAAGACCCAGCCGTCCGACGACACCATGACGGAGTCCCGCATCATGTCGTCGATCGCGTCGAAGACGTGCTGCGCCGTAGCCCAGGTGCGACCCGTTGGGGCGAAGTACTGATTGGCGGTCGACAACTCAATCACGTCGAAGTTAGTGTCAACGACGCTTACTAACGTCGCCGGCACCTTGGCCTGACCAAACGCAGAGACTGCGGCTAAAAGAATACACGCAATACTTACCAAACACTTCTTCATACCACAGTCTCCTGTTGGTTAAACTTTCAACACTTTGGCTGTCAGCGCATCTGCCAGCTCTTTTTTGCTGCCGAAAATAGTCGACGTCCACAAAGACGTGGTTGCCATCCACTTTCCTCCGGCGAGCTCGATGAACCGAATGTCTTCCCCGGTGATCGGGCAAGGTATGCCCGACACCGAGTAACTTGGGGCAGCCTTCTTGGGCGCTTTCTTTTTAGCGGCCTTAGGCATCTTTACCCCCGGGAAGAACGGTCATGCCGGACTGCTCTGTAGCCTGCGCGGCCATCTCCGCCTCCTTCGCCTGAAGCGCGGCCTCGCGGGCTTCCTCCGTAAACATCATCACGCTCTGCGCGACGACCAAGGAGTCCAGCCGGATCTCTTTCAGCGCGCGGGCGATGTGCTGCGCCGAGTCGATCATGTCCGGGTTGAACATCCTCGGGGCAGTCTTCTGGTCCTTCTGCTTTTCACCTTCCGGTGTCAGCAGCATCAGTCCCTTGAACGCGACGTCCACGGCCTCGACAGCCGCCAGCACCGCCGCATGTTTTTCCTGTACTTCAGCAGCTTTCAATGAATTTTCCATCTTCAGGTCTCCTTATTGTTAAACCAAGCAACGTGCCTGGCGCTCCATTTAATATCGCATATTCCTCGTGCGGGGTCAATAGCGTCCGGCAGAATCGAGGCTGTTCATATTGTTGTACTCTTTCGCTAAACCGGCCATCGGATTCGCCTCCTCGTCGTACCACTCGTCTTTTGGCAGACCCGGCCCACTCCAGCTGTTGGTTCCCGGAATGAACCCGAACCTGTGCCGGGCCATGCCGGCTATCATGGCGTCGCAGTCGGCCACGTCGGGAGAGCGGCCGTTCTTGTTGCGCCTCTTAAAAGCCTTTTTGGTTTCGATTATTAGCAGGCCTTTCAGCTTCTTGTCCAACTGGCGCGAACAGAATTCATCCGCCGCGCGAGAAGAGAGGCCCTTAATCTGACCATACTTCCCGTACTCATTTATGAGGTAGTACATCCAGGTCACGGTGTTTCTATACCGCTTGTCGACTGAGTCCTGCGGATTCACCGACATGGGGATTTGTGGCGGCTTAAGCGAATAATTGCAACGATACAACCCCCGAAACCCTATGATCTCCATATAATCGGCTACGGACTGCGTGCCAGAATCGTCGCAGGCGAACTGCGCGGCGGGTACCCCCCACTCTTCCAGTTTCTCTTTCGCGGCCATACCTATCTGTTGCAGGACCGGGACGCCAGAAGTGGCGGAAATAGGTATCACGCAGTAATCCGGATCGAAACAAATAACAGCGCGGCTCGTGTTCCTCTCCCGCCCTATCCAGGCGCGCTGCAGGACGCAGTCGTCACCGTCGGCGGTGAACGCGGGATCGAGCGAGGCGAAGACGTCCGGCGGATACTCCCACTCCACGGGCTTGGTCATGCCCCACGCTGCTACCATGTCGGGGGATATGACGGTTCGCGCGCCTAGGTCAGTCGGCGGGAATGCGCGGACGAAGGCCCAGTAGTCGGGGTGGTCTTCACCCTTCTCCTTCGCGATTTTGTTTATGTACTCCCTAGTGGGTAGGAACGGATACGCCTTCGGATCTTCAACGCCGGGAGAATCCTCAGCGTCGAAACGCTCCACGTGCATGCCGGACTTACTGATCCACGAGTAGGTGTCAAAGTCTATCGACGTCCATCCCTCCAACGGCTCCGCGAGCCGAGAGCCGGGTAGAGACCGGTTCTGCGGGTTGAACAGAAACAAGCACTTGTAATCAGAACAGCCGGCCTGCAAGTTTACCTGGGCAGACATAAAAGCATTAGCTCGCGACTCAGAAAGATTCTCATATTCATCTGCCACAATTCGTATGCGCGGAAGGTGTACGCCGATCACTTTACCCTTGGCTTCTGTCTCGCTTCCTTCCGCAAGGGCCACCCCGTCGATGCGCGCCTTGAAACTTGCAATGTTCTCTTCACCTACGGTCTCCGGCAGGATGGCAAACTTTTGAGATAGGAACTTGAAGGGGACGCCGTACATGCCAGTTCGAAGGTAGCCCAGATATTCCACGCAACTGGCTAACGAGCGCTTAGACAGGGCCTCTTTGTTCGTAGACACGAGCATCCCATACATGCTCCCGGAGATGTCATCGGCGGCGGCGCCAAATGAAGCGATATAATCCAGCAATACGAATAGGCCGGCCATGTGCGACTTGCCGCTCGACCCGGCGCCGAGCCAAATCTGATAACCCTGATTATTTGTATAAGCTCGCCCCATGCGCTCGGCCCATCTATGAAGAGCTAGCTGACGACGAGAAAAAAGGGTGCGACAGGCAGAAAAGAGCAGCTCGGCGGGATCGTTGTTCGGAATTTTAGCATTGCAGTACGGGAACTCTCTAAACCGTTGCCAGCATATTAAATCCGAAAAGACGTCTGTCATGTCCTTGCTCCACAATAGCCCGTGTCGCGTCCTAAATGAAGAAATATGGGGTGCTTTATTCATTTATCGTAGGGACCCCTCTCTCTCTAGGCGTTCGCGTTCTCTTCGCGCTTTCTGCGCCACCCTCTGTTTCTCGCGCACCTCTGGACGCTGCTGTGCCGCGGACATTCGGGCTCTCGCCTCCTCGGAGCGTTTCTTCCCCCGATGCGCGTCGCCTATTTTTTCCGCGTGCTCCCTAGTTAATGGTTTTCCTAGATGTGATAATCGCAGCTTCTCTATGGTTTCTTTGGTCGCTTTTCGTCCGCGGCGCTTAGCAGCCCCGCGCGCGATACTCTCCTTAGAATACTCTCTCGTACGATTCGCGGCAATTAGTTTGGCGAGGTGCTCCGGGGAGGGCTTCCAATAAGCTCTTGAGGTTGTCCGCTTTGCTATGGTTTCCGGAGACAGTTTAGAACCAACTCTCGCCTTAGAAATTTTTTCTCGCGTTTCATCAGATAATCGCTTTCCGGAGTGCCCGCCGGTCTCCAAATTATATCCGTTAGCGGCGTCAAAACTCTTGTAGTGGTCTATCCAAGCAATTTCTCTTCGATCTAATACCTCTTCCGAGCACTCTTCGATCACGCGAAACTCAAAAAAGGGCTCGCCATACTTTTCAAAGGCACGCTGTAAATGCGGATTATAATGCCCTCCAGACCGAAGGCCGCGAAAATGATCGCCCCTGCGGCGGTATACGTCCACGCTTTGGCCAACATACACCTTCCTATTCGCGGTATTAAATATCCCGTATATGCCGCAAACTTTGTCGTCAGCTCCTGCTAGTGCTGGGTCCACCATAAGGTCAAGCCTCCGGAGGTGCCTGACCCTCCTGTTGCTCCTGCATCGCCTGCAGTTGAGCCATCACTTCGCCTGTCAGGTCTTCAGGCGTTGGAACAATTCCACTGGCGGCGCTTGCGCCGCGCGCGATGCGCTCGAGTTCTTCGGCGTACTCGCCCTCAAATTTATACGCGGCCGGGATCAAGACAGGTTGCCCGGACACCGGGTCCGGGATCAACTCTGGCGGCTGTATGTTGGAGCCTATGAACTCCTGCACCTTAGCCGCGACTGTCTTTTTTTCAGTCGGCATCAGGTCTCCAGTTAAGCGTTAGGGCTGGTGCTGATCAACAACAATCCAGCTAGCCGCGGTATTGCCCATGATCGTGACGCTCTCGTAAGCCGCGTCAAGCGTTACGTCGCCGCCGGCGGACTCGAGAACTGCGTCGTCAATGAACGTGATCGGATTAGTCGCGGCAGTGTACAGGGACACCCGCTTGCCCACGTTCGCGGCGCCGGGAGCTGCGAATGTCACGTTAGTCCAGCTTCCGGCCGCGTCGTTAGTAATCGCCAGTTCGACGAGACTGTACAGGCTAAGCGCAGACGCCGGTATTTCATAGCCGACGATCTCTTCGTCGGCCATCGTCAGGAGACCGGATCCACCGGAGATGACGGCCCCGCCGTTCGCCGTCACGACGCCGCTCACATCGAGGGTCGTGAACGCGCCGGCGGCCGGGGTCGTCGCGCCGATGGCTCCGGGAGACGACAGGTCGAGCTTGGAGCCGGCGATCGCGGCGTTGGTCGCAATGTCAGCATTAACAATAGTGCCATCCACTATGTCCGCGCTCACGATGTCGTTTGCGAGGTCGAGCTTCGACCCAACGATCGCGGCGTTGGTCGCCACGTCGGCATTCACGATCACTCCGGCAGAAATCGCGACGGTACCGTTCGGTCCGATTGTCGCGTCGCCGTTCATTGTCTGCGCGGCGGCGAGACCGGCGTTGTCACCGATGAAGATTTTACCGACTGCGAGAGTCACGTTGGTGCCCGCCTCCAGAGAATCAATATCCCGCTCTGCGCGGCCCATCCGCGTAAGCAGCCAGCGAACGCTCGGGAAAACAGAATAATCGGTCTCGGCAACGGCCGAGCCTGCGATCAAAGCGGCGAGAGCGAACAAAACAAACTTCTTCATAACAACTCCTAATGGTTACACAAAACCTATCAACCAACAAATCAAATCTTAGCAGCTTTCCCGGGCTTGGTCAAGTCCAGCTTCCTATGTCTTTTCCACGGCACCCACGAACCCAGGCGAACCGCCCGGGCTACAGCCTGCAGCGTGGCGTTGTTCGCGTCCTCGGCACCAAGCCCCCAGTACAACAGCAGGTCCCCCATTGCCCGCTCAAGAAGCACGAACACCCAGTCCATATCTTTCTCCGGATCCCGCACGTATATGCCGCCCGTTCTATAAACGTCGTCGTGCATACTATACGACTTCCAATAGTCAAGCGGGTGGAGGTGGAGGATGCCGCCTATCGAGACCGGCTGCAGCGGCCGAGGGATAGACCCCATGTTGCAAACGAACTCCAGGGAGGCCCGGTACTCGTGGCCGGTCTCGTAGCTGAAAAATCTAAGGGGATCCTCCGGATCCAAAACAACACGGTATACCTCTTTAACGCCGAGGGGGAACCCGAGGTCGCGAGCTGCGCGCTCTCCCACTTTTTTGAAGGTCGCTTTCCCGCGCCATTCGCCGCGGTCTCTTGCGTCGGCTTCCGCCCACTTCCGAACCTTTCTCTTTACCAGGTCCTTCAGCTTGTCTGCGAGCAGAGCCAGGATTGCCGCAGTTTCTGTCATCTGGTGTTCTCCACTATGTTAGTCGCGACCGGCTTATCCTTCCGCCAGGCGCTTATTATGTCCGGAATATACGGGCCGAGGACTGCAATCAGAACTATCAGCGCGATGACCGCCCAAATCGCGGCCTTCCCCGTTGCCTGCAGCCCCGCCCGGCCGAGCAAAAGCCCCGAAGTCTCCTCGGTCTCCTTTCGCGCTAAAGCACATTGCGTGGCGTGCGTCGTAATCATCTCGCGCACTTCGGTTCTTTTCGGGAGTTCAGACAGCAGGTCCTGCTGAAGTTTCTGAGACTCCAGCATGACAGCAAAGCTGCGAATAAAAAGTTCGTGGTCGTTCTTGCCGCCATTTCGGAGGTGGTCGGCGCTCTCAAGAAGCGCCGCCCCCACTCGTGAGTGGTCCGCAGCTTGTCGCCGCTCGGCGGCCGTCTCTCTCTGTTCCGGTACGTTCGGCACGGTCGTCTCCAATTATTTTACGGCCTCTCCCATAGCACGTATCGTGGATTCATCGTGACTTGGGTACTTAAAGTGGTAGAAAACGACCGCGGGCACGCCCTTGTTCTTCAGGTCTTTAGCCCAGGCTTTCGCAGTGTCGGGCTTTCCTTTTCCCTCAAGACCATAGCACAGCTGCTGAATAATCGTGCTGGTGTCGCTTACGATGATCTGGTCGCCGGGAACCTTATCGGAGACCTTCCACGGGTGCCACGCGTTCCACTTCGCCCACCCCGGCTTGTGGTTTGGGCGGCTGCCGTGGCTGTTTACGAGCTTGAAACCGCGGGGGCCGAACTCGTTGACGAGGCGGGCTTCGAGACTTGAGTTGAAGCTGCCGCCGGTCTCGCCCACAGGCTGAAATAGAACATTGTCTGGCCCCTCCTTCTTGACGACATCAATGCCCCAGTTAATGAGGTCGCCCATCTTCGAGAGGGGTATTTTCTTGTCTCCATACTTTCCGCTCCCCGTGTTGGAATTCGCGAAGCTTACAAACAGCCACATCCCTCTGGCGCGACACTCTTTAATAGCCGCCTTGTAGCACTCCTCAGTCTTTTTCATGGCGGCCTGATTTCCGTAAGGCGAATACCCGGCCCCGCTCAAAAACTCTATGTGGTAGATATCGACTCCGCACCTGTCGCAGGCCCGTATGTCCTTAATCAAGGTGCCCTTGTCAATCGCCCAGGCGTTGACCCGCCCGTAGCCCGCCAGGGTCCGACCCAGCTCTAACTCCGGAGGATCCTGGGTATAACCCGGAACGTAAGGCATAATAGTGGAGCAGCCGCACACACATAAAAGCATCCCTGCGAAAATCAAGCCGCGTAATCTCATTGTGCAATCTCTTCTGTGTTGTTCGTTGCCGCTTCAAAGGCGTCCTGCGTCCGCTCCTGCAGTTCAAGTAGCGTCTTGTTGTAAGACAGACACCCGTAACCGCTTAGCGTCGTCGTAAGAACCAGAATGTATAAAATTCTCAATCGCATAAGTCCTCAAATTATTTATACCACGTTCTGACCTCGAACGCAACCCGTCATCCTCTCTCGGCGTCTTCGGCGCACCGGGCGCACCGCGGAAAGTGGTCGCTTGCAATCTCAGCTTCAGTGAGCGGTTCGCCGCATCTCTCGCAATACTTTGCCGGCCCATCTCCCATAGCCATCCCTCCAGGTCAACAGAGCGGGAATCCGTGCGCCCTCATTATGGCGTGCTGCTCGCTCATTGGTAGAGTACGGTATTTCGAGCTCATGTTCAAGTGCGCGTGCCCGTGTTCGTGCTGAAGCTCGTCGTTTTGCTCCCAGCCCGCCGGGTCGGTATATAGCCTGACTAGCTGGCTGGAGGTCGAGGCGGACTCTGTGCGGGCGCCTACCAGGCCCCCTCCCGGTTTCTTTATCCCCCACCGGTCTCCCATGTGATGGGTGCCCACCTGAAAGACGTGCCTTACCTTGCCCTTCGGTTTGATACCGAGGTCCTTGAGCCGATCCACTGCGAGACTCCAGGAACTGCGTACCTCGGATTCATGGGCGCTTGGGTACAGGAGCTCGAAGCGGTCCTTGTCGCTGTCCCGCTTGTGGACGAAGTACGCGCCACCGGCCGCCGCCAGAACTCCGAGGAGCCAGATCATTTTTCCACCTCCACGGATTCAGCGGCGACCAGCCAGCCCGGTTTCGGGCGCGGTTTATAGGTCGGCGGAAGCGGTCCGGGGTCAGGTGTGCCTTCTTCCTTAATCTCCTCGATTCCGTCAACAATGTTCGTGACTAAGATCAATGGCTTCGCGCTGAATGCGGCAAACTGATTCGACCATGCGGCGCGGGCAGCGATCCTCTTCGCCTCTTTTTGAGCCTCGACCAGATTCCAATCAGCTTTTGGCACCTGATATTCGTGGACTATTTTCGCCCCGGACAACTTTTCCACCGCCCGTGCCATAGCCTCCAAATCAATCATGATTCCGCGCCCGGTGAAGGTGTTGTGCGATTTCGCAACGCTCACCATTTTCCCGTCAATGACATCATGGGCGGAAAGCTGTGTCTCGTTTCCGTCAGGGTCCACAGCGACCAGTTCATTCGTTCCGGACATGGATTTCACAATCAGCGCCGGCCCCCAATCGCCAGCGCCGAAAGTCGTGCGGAAAAAGATGCCCGTCCCACCATCCAGATACAGGCTCCCGCGAATGGCTGTAGAGTTGTCAACAGCATTTGTTACATTTTCTCCAATTGCAATCCTTTTAGTTCCAGTTGCTGCTGAACGCACTCCGATAGCAATGTTAGATGGCCCGTTTGCGTAACTACCAATACCAATACCATAATTAACTCCGTTTGCATTAAATCCAACAGCCGTCCCAGAGCTATACCCATTTGCGCCGCG